CGTAGCCCCGTGATAAAAAGTTATGAATCCGTCACAGTTACCCGATGCATTAAATAAGTTATTTACCACTTCGCCCGGAACGTCTTCTATCTGTTTTGGTACTTTTGTCCATGTTGAACAGGAAACTCCCGTAACGGATTTAACTCCGTGTGCGTGAATAGGATTGTAATCACCCTCGTAGGAATGAACAGACCATATTTCATTTACTTCCGCCGCAAGTTTTGAAAATCCTGTTCCCGTTGCTTTCGAAAATAAGTCTATGTAACCTAAAGACAGTGTGCAACACCATTCCGCAAATTCCTTAACTTTGGGGTCTGCCGCCTTCATGCTAAGTTGCTGGCCTCTTTTAATCTGCCCAACCAAACTTCTTGCGTGTGATTTCCTGTTTTTATCTTCCTGTAGCTTATCCAAATACTCATTTAGTGAATCCACCATTCTTTGCGGTACCGATGCCGCCATCAAATAGGAATTTGCTAGGGGTAAGAACTTTACTTTTAATTCATCTTTTTTATCTATCATTTTTATTCAAACTTTTTATATGTTCCGCCGTTTCTCTCCCTCTTCTTTCCCCCTCTGATTCTTTTTTTGGCTCATTAAATTTAATTTCACCCGCTATAGCACTATAAGCAGACATATCCATGTAAGTATCCTTACTTATAGCCCCTAGTTTGGTTCTTGCCACTTTTAATAGGCACATAAGTATTGCTACATCATGGGGAGATATAGTATATTCCAGATAAGCTGACCATAATCGGGCTATATTACAGTGATTTTCCGTTTTGTCACCATAATCTATTTGTCGTTGCCCACTAGCTAATTCGGTCGCCCCTTCTAAAAAATCCTTTGTTTTCATATAGATATTAAATCCTGTAAAGGAACCAAGTATCCTTTAGATGTTAAATTATCTCCTCCTGCAACAATACGATAAGTACTATTATACACCCTTTTACGCAATCTGTCAAGAGGAATTTCAATAGAAAATAAATGTTTATCCTTTTTATCCACAATCTTGAAAATCCAGATACCAGCCTTACTCGTTATTATACCGCTTTCCTTCTTTCTTGACTCAAATTCCACGAATGCATTACCTGTTTTACAAGCCAATCTGTCAGTTTTTAACTCATAATTCTCACGGGATTTCATTACAAGCTTTTCATGTTTCTTTCCATACTTAAAATCCTTGTTAAATTGTGTAATGGAAAAATCATGTGATTTTAATTTCTTTATTGTTTTACCGGTATTTTCTTTTACAGTAGATTTCATTAGTGTTTTTTTCCTATGTCAACTTTTGTTACCACGTCATCATCAATATTTTCCATTATAGGTGATTCACCCTTAGTTTGTATCTCAATCATCTTATCCATAACAGCCATTTGACCCAATGAAACAAGCCTATCCAAGTCCGTATCCATCATTTCCATGATGCCTTTTAAAACGTAATAAGAGGGGCTTATAGGCTTTTTAGGGTCAGTTGTGTCATAAGCCATCACATCAAATCCACCCGAACTATCCTCTATAGGTCTCAATACAAGATAGAACCTGTCCGGTAGTAAAGATAATTTTTCCGCTTCATCTAAAAATCTATTTATTTCAACCATGTTTTGGGTATCCTTTGTTCCGCCCACAGTATGCTGTTTTTGTCACACCATTTTCCGTAGGTTGTTTTACTTGATTTATTGAGCTTGTTATTTGCATTAACAAATAAAAACCGTATATCAAATTCGGGATTCTGTTTTCTAACAAGAAGGTGTTTTTGCCTGTCTGCTAAATCAAAAAATCCCTTTGCTTCAATGAATATATTTTGTTTAGGTAGATAAAAATCCGGAGTATACCTTTTAATTTTAGGTTGGTATGCAATGTACTGTAACTCATATTCATACGTAATTCCATTTTTTATCAACCAATGTGCAACCCCCCTTTCAAATTCCGAACGGAAGCCCTTTCTTTTCATATAATAGTTGTCATCCTAAATCTGTTTATTGTTTCCAGACATTTGTTAAAAACAATGGCTAAAGTAGGGGCTTGTTTTTCTAGTTCTATTATAGCCTCGTTTACATCCACAGATGGTATAATTACGAGTTTTCCTTGTTTTAATCGTAAGTATAAAGAATCAAATTGATTTTTAATGCATCTTGTCGTCTTGACTATGTTATCTTCCCTAAAATACCCGTCCTTTCCTATTGATTCACGGGTTATAATTGCGTGGCAATTGTCATTGTTTCGCATCCACTCTACTTCCTCTCCCCCACCCTCTCTAAGCATATTTTCCGTGTATACCCAAACAGTATCCTTATTTGTTAGTACATCTTCCTTTTTGAAAGGTGATGTTAACCACAATACATTCATATATTTTTAACCTCCACATTTTTCAGTTTATTATACCATACCATAGGTTTTGACTTTGCCTTGGATGTCACTTTTTCATGAAGTATTGCCCTCGGCCAGCAGTGTTTTTTAAAATCACAGTACCCACAAATTCTATCCAGCACTGTATTTCCCGTCTCTATTCGTGTTCCTTTTTGTTTTCCCGATTTAGGGACATAAGTCTCCGGTATTTCATGAAATAACTTTTTAAATTTACTATTGGACTGTAAAACTTTAATATTTTTACTAGCCGTCCGTAATACATCCTTTCTATCCTCCTCTTGATTTTCGGGTGCTTCGCATACCGCAAATTCCCCTGTAACTTTATTAACTGCTATCCAACCGCCAAAAGGAGCGTTGTCAGCCTCACCATATAAATGACCTTGCATAACATAACCAAAAGGGTCATCATTTTTTATTTTATTGTAACTACCAAATTCACCAAACTTACTTATAAAACTAGCTGGGCTGGCGGATTTTATATCCCAGACCTTGCCATCTATTTTTACATCATAGGTGCCACCCAACTCAATGCCACCAACTTTTAATTTTACAGGCTCCTGTATCTTTTCAATATCAATTCCCGCCCCTTTCATCACGGCTATCGCAACCGCTTCAAGCAAATCACCCATTAAAAATTTAATTACTGTATTGTACTGTATTTCCTTTTCCTTGCCTTTTTTTTCCAACTGCTGTTGGCACATAGGCTTTCCCAAACCAGACATTCGTATTCTCCATTTAACTTCCTCGTTAAATTGCTTTTCCAATGCCCTGCCACAAGCCTCTTTGAACTCATTTATAATGTCGGGGGAAAGTTTTGATTTCCCCCGCATCGCATCATAAAGAAAATTCTCTATTAACGTATAGAGCATACTGTTAGTTATCTAACTCAATAGCTAGGGAGTGGTCGCCATCTTTTGTTTTACTTTTAACAGCACTTCTATGCTTCTCCATGACACTTTCGTTTACGGATTTTACAGCTACCATAAATTCCTTCAGTAGTTCCTTATCAGTGTCAGATAATTCAACCGTTGAACCTGTCTTAATACCAACAGAAAAATAAGTGTTTCCACCCGATTTCTGTTTTTTCGTAGATACAATAAGATTAGTCCGTATCATAGGCTTCTTCTGTTTTACCAAACCAGAAAGCATTGTACTAAATGGAATGTAATTTACACCTTTAGCATAAAATACACAAGGAACTTCCTTAACCTTTATTTCCTGCTCATCAGATTTTTTACCTACCATCGTTGCTACACCGTAAAGAACTTGATTACATTTTATAGAACTCTGGATTACTCTCTGCGGGTCATTATCTGGAAGTCGTTCAATTTCCTCCCTAGACAGTTTTCCACACTTGTAAGTACCCTTAGAATCGGCGAATTGGTCGCCCAGTGACGGCATTTGCACACTCGATGTAAATTCCTCTTCACTGTTATCCCAATAACTATAAGCGTATAAGCGAATGAAAGGTCTAAACGTAACCTCTTTCGCATATACATTATCTCCGTCAACTGGAAGAACGAAATGACCTCGTGGTAGTGGTTTGTCATTTTCATCTTCTGTTTGATAGTTAATTGACAAACGACCTAGCACTGAGCCTTGCCCGCCGCTATCCGTTTGTCCCGTAAGCTTCATTAATTCCATGTCACTTATATTGTTAAAATCAGTTGGAATTGCTAAAGCATTTATGTCTGTACCATTTTCAACCATTGGATTTATAAACCTCCTTCATGTTAAGCCAATCATCACCAAGTTTTAACTCAATTCCCACTGGCATAGTATATTTAAAGCCGTATCTTTTTTCACACTCACTGGATAAAGACATCATAGCCTCCTTTAAAGTTGTGATAGCCTGTTGTTCTTCATCTGGATACACATCCAAAACTATGCTATCATGTACCGTATTGCAGATAATAGTCTTTAAATTTCGTTCTGTCAATAACTTTTTTAAATTAATTAATGCAATTGGCAATAAATCGGCTGTAGCAAAACCCTGTACAGGATAATTCTTTATAGCGGTGGAATTTGTCACACTTCCACTCCTTAACCGTTCAACATTAGGAAAGAAATATTGTCTTCCACTAGGTAATTTTATCTTATTTGACATAAATGCCTCATCTTGCAACTGTTTGTGCCACCGTGTAATTCCTGTGTATTTATTCTTAAATGCCCTATAATACCGCATTTGTTTGGGAGTACCCAAAGTACCCCCATATAGTGGTTTAAACGTGTCAGACTTGGCTTTCTGTCGAGATACACCTAGTATTCGTGCTGTATATGAATGAACGTCAACCTCATTTTTAACGTCAGCGTAAACTTGCCTGTCATCCGCCAAAAATCCCGCTACCCTAAATTCCAGTTGGGCGTAATCCCCCTCAAGTATCTTTCCATTTTCAAAACGGGACGTAATACATTCCCTAACGGGAAAAGTTGCTCCCCTAGGCATATTCTGAAAGTTAGGATTGCGGGAAGACAGTCTTCCCGTACTTGTCACACATTGCATAAACTGTGGATGTATCATACCATCCTTACTTATAGATTTCTGCATACCATCAACAAAAGTTCGTAAGTACGTTCTAATAGCTGAATAGCGTACATACTTTACTAAAAATTCATGTATGGTATCGTCAGCAGTGGATAAATAACTTTCCAATATGTTTTTGTCGGTTTTAAATCCCGTTGCGGAACAATCAATGACATTTCTAGGTTTAAGTCCTAGCCCCGCCCTTTCATCCTTATTGGTGAAGAGTAGCCCCTTTGTGTCACACGTTTTGCATTTTCTTTTTACACTGCCCGGTGTTCCGTCCTTTTTCATGTAAGTGTACTTACCTGTTCCTTGACAGTTATGACAGATAGTTCCGTGTGTTTTAAATACAGGTCTTGCCATGGAATTTATTTCTACATAAAAATTTTGTATAGTTTCAAAATTAGTTCTTCGTTTAGGTTTGCGTGTATTCCCTCTTAACTCATACCCAATGTTAAATCTTGTCGCCCACATTTTTTTATCGGTTAGTTTCATCGAATAAAAAAGTACCGACCTGTCTTCTGGTGAGTCCAAGTTAATTGGAGTGTCACCCATGAAGTTCTTTACCTTTTCATTTAGATACTTTTCCAAGTCAACAAGTTCTTTTTTAAACTTAACTTTTATTGCCGACAAGGTATCCGTGTTAATATGCAAACCATTCATTTCTATGTCAGCTAAAACTTTTGTCAGTTCCATAGACATTTTTATTGTTGGTACTATTCCGTTAGGCATTGGTTTTCTATTTTTTCCTTTGCAGTTTGTATGTCGTATTCACCCTTTTTAGTAATTATTTTTAATATTTTAATAACTTCTTTACCTGTGGTTTCATCATCACCTGTTGCTATATTACAAGCAGTTTGTATGTCGTATTCACTATATGCAGAAAGATATTTGGATTTGAATACTATTGCGGCGTTATTAGTCATATAAATCTCCCCAATTCATTTTTAATTTACTCAATTGTGCCATAGCCAATTGATAAGTACTTTCAACATCACCTCTACCATACTCATTTACAATAGTCCAAGGAATTTTTTCATAGGATGTATTATTATTCATAAATGGTTGAATTAGTTCACCTTTTTTCTGTGCTACACCTTTTCTTTTACAACAATCCTCCAATGAAAATCCCCATTTAATACCTCTTGCCGAAATATATTCCATAACCATAGTGTCATGTAATTTTTTGTTGTAAGTAAATCCACATTGTACTAACCAACTAAAATCAAATTTTATGTTATGTCCTATAAG